AGAAGTGTTGTTATCATTGAGATTCTCAGCAACACCAGTAGAATTCCAAATACCACTAGGTGTACCAAGTAGTGCTACATTCTGCTTTGATTCACTCATTTTATAAATCCGTCCTCATCCAAATCCTACCAGCAAACAATCCACTTCCAGATGGATCACTTGTGCGGTTTTCTATCTTAGAAAAGGTAGAAGATAAAAAGTTTCTCACATCTTTTATCATATCAGATGTAATATTAGTAGCACCACTAGATATTGTTACTTCTGCTAACACTAATCTTCCTTGATATTTTGGAGGGGAAGGATCAGATGAAGCAGTACCAGTACTGTCTATTGCAATGGCTCCACTATTAGTTACATACACAAGATAAACTCTACTATTACTACTTGGAGGAGTAAACAAATTACTTTTTTGATCAGCAATATCCACCACTGCATCACTAGTTTGAATTCTTCCTGCTCTAATCCTAACACGAAGTTCAGAATCAACAGTAGGCTCTACTTTCAAAAATAGATCTTGAGTATTTGGTGTAGATCTTGGATAAGAAGCATCATTATAATCAAACCCTTGAAGATCTCCTCCCCCAGCAAATGAACATTTTCCAACAACTAAATCATTAATAGATGGAGTAGCAACAACAAGAATTTCCATATAATCTGATGTGGCTCCAGTATGCTCCCATCTTAATATCACATAAGGAGTCGCTTGAGATACTGCTAAATTAATAGCAATTGTAGTTTCTGCTCTTACTTGATGGACTCCATCTGATATCTCACATACTAGTGAAGATAACTGAGCATGGGATATATCTACAATTTGCAAATATCCTCCTTTATATATACCAGTTTGTCGAATATTCACAAATCTTCGGTTTACATCTACGGAATTAGCAGCAGTAAAGTGCAAGAGTGTAATGTTTTGATTTCCAACATCTGCAGGCATTTTTTCACCTCATTATTTATTTTACTAAACTATCACGACTCAGGATACGACTCAGGATACGACTCAGGATACGACTCAGGAATTTCCTCTGGAGACAAATCCCTCTTATAAATCTCAACAACAACTCTTAGTTGTACTCTCGAACATTTATCTATTTTGGGAAAGATACTTGCTACCACCAGCTTATCCGGAGTCCCTGGAATATAGAGTCCAAGTTCAGATATTCCACTCTGAGTAATATTCTTAGGAACACTAAATTCAAAAGTTATTTTTTCATCTCCAATTGTTATGTCATCAGCATTTATTGTTCCGGACAAAACTGGAGACTCAATATCAAATGATGGATCTGATAGATCACCTAGATAATTTCCAGTTCCTAAAACCCATTTGTTTATACTTTTAACAAGACCTTCATTCGATTGATCAAAATGAGTTCCATCATCAAAATTCCAAGCCAATCCACTTCCTTGCATATCAAAATATTTTGAAGAATATCGATATTCTCCCAATACTTTTGTTTTAATTTCTCCATCGACTTCTATAATATTTCCAAATTCATCTGACTTCGGATTTAGTAATAATATATAAAATGGAACGGTATGAACTGGTCTTGTTCTCTCCATGTTCTTTTCCAAATTATCAAGATAGTTAGACTTCCAAAGATATTTAAGAGTCGAAAATTCTCCAGATTCAGCATCAAAAACTCGATTCAAAAGAATCTCAAGCCCAAAATGAGGGCTCTTGTAATAACTACTATCAAATCCAGGAGGGTTTTCACCCTCATTACCAACAAACCAATCTGATATATAAAAATTCTCATAATCACTAGTATACATATCATAGAAATTGACAGTAAACTGCTGAATCAGAGATATTATCTGAACTGATTGGTAGGTTCCCTTCAACTTGTACCAATCAATAGCATGAACCAATTCCTTCCGCATCTTTGCTGGAGATGTCTCATCTTCTGGAGAAAAGTTAACTCCAATCAAAGCTCCCAAATATTTCAGGTAACTTGTGGTATTTGGATTAAGTAGTTTTACTATATCTCTTACTCTAGTTAACCAATCTCCAACTAACAATCCAGCTTCTTTAAGATAATCAATTAGTATCTCCGACTTTCTAAACTTCTCTGGAACAAGAGGGAGCAAATCTATAGGAATTGTGTGTAAAACATACAATCCAAATTCAGTATTTATTATCAAATCATTAAGACCAGGATTAGCTTCTTCCTCAACATCAATAGAAAGAGAGACTTCTCCTTCCATTAGTGCTTTAGATTCCCAATCTAAATGAAAGCCTTCATCTAAATGCCAAACTTCTCCTGCTGCCATTTTTTAACTCTCTCTATTAGCGTCTGTATTAAGATTAAACAAATGATATATATATGGATTAGAAACAACTATAACCGTCATGTCGTTAGACCAAACTGTTCCTGCTATATTTGATACTTTACATTTATATGTACTAGAACCTACACTTTGAGCATAAAAAGATAAAGTTGAATTTATCTCACCAGATATAGGTACTCCATTTTGATACCATTGGTATTCTGGTGATGGAGTTCCAGTTGCAGTAACAAAAAGATTAACCAACTGATCCAATGACACAATTATATTTCCTGATTGATCTGTTATTTCAGGTGGTACTGATGATGGTCCATATTCTCTAAATGCATGATCATCTTCTGCATCATCTGCCCAAGAAGATCCGCCATTTGAGCTAAGTATTCTAATGCCTCCATCATATGAGGAATCTGCATTATCATATCTCCAGTTCAAAACGCTATTAACACTAGCATCAGGTGCATCAACTACAATAACATATAGAACTCCCTCTGTTAATTCTACACCATCTCCAAAATAAATATCTCGCCACTGACCATTGGTATCAGTTGTCAGAGAGTCAGCATCGGAAGTGCCAGAAACCAAAGCTACACCAGTAGGATGTCCATTTCCATCAGTGTTGTAAATCTTAACATTAAATACTCCAGGCGTGCCAGTTGATCCACTTCTAAATAACTTTAGAGAAACCTTCAAAACGATATGTGTAGTAGCGGGAGTAAATGATTGACCAGCTTGATACTCAACTCCACTGGTATAGATCTGAAAGTATGTATCAGAATTATCATAGTGTTGCTTTAACGAGTATTCTTCTGAATCACCATATACCTCAAACATAAAATCGATGTCAAGGGAAATAGTCCAATATGATCCTGAATTAATTGAATAACTATAATTCCCATCTGAATAAGTAGGTGATGAGCCATCATTGCGCCAAACAATATCAGGAGATGATACCTCTGTATGAACAACAATAGCATACGTTTCATCTTTCACTAAAGAACATGGATCTTCAAAAATTATCTCTGTCCATGTTTTTTCAGGATGTTGAGGTAAAGCAGTGCAAGGTATAGAAGCACTACACAAATCAGAGCCAACTGGCCTCGTTCCTCCTGCAAATGATTCAGTATTTTTTATGCTAACAACTACATTACCAGATGGAATACTACTATACCAATTTAAAACAAGTTTCACACTAGTAATAGTATAGTCGTCAGATACTTTAAATGTTTGCGCTGCCCAGTGAGTGTTATCTATCCATTCTACACCATCTATCAGGTCAGTATCGTTATAGTATTCTTTTAATTCTGCAGCCATTCAAAATTATCCTATTTAAGTTTAACTCTCATCTGAAAGATAATTGTATCACCTGAAAGAATGGTTCTCTCTATAGACATAGCTACAGCACCAATCAATACTCCAGAGTTATCAGATGAAGTACCAATGAACGCACCATTAACAGGGCCTATTGTTCCTCCTGAAGCTGTAAGAGTAAACTCTTTAGATATCACTCTGTAATCGCCCTCATCCTGCTCTATTGTTGGCCAACCTACACTAGATCTTTCACAAACTAGTCTGGCATATCCATTTCCAGTAGGCTCATTTGGAATAGTTGCAAGTATAGTAGATTCAGTAACTGTTCCTCTATAAAGCCCAACATAGAATTTAGGATTATCCAGATCAGAAAAATACAGGCTATCTTTATCTCTAAAGAATACATCAAGAATTGCTTTTTCACCTTCATCAACAAGAATGTTGGGATGCTCCTCCTCCCAACGGAGTTTCCCATTCATATCAACGCACTTGATGTTCCATATACATTCATAAAATTTATGCTTTTTAAACATACATTAAACTCCTCAACTTTCTATCTGAATACTAGTAATATCTACTTCGGATAATTTACAAATTTGTCTAAGAGTAGGCTCAATATTTCCATCTTTATTTTGCTGATATCTAACCAAAACACTTGTTGGATTAGGGCTTATATTTAAGGTAAGTGCTCCCGTACTATAATCTACGTCTCCAGAAATAGTATAGCCTCCAGCACTTGAAAAACTACCCGTTCCATCTCCATCATCTGAATCCTTATTAATGTAGTTTCCATCAACAAATAATCTAACTGACTCAGGCAGGATATCAACAGCATCAAGATCTGCTCCATAATCGGAAAATGAGGAATAATCACTACTCAAGTCTTTCTTTACCTCTAATACCATGTTCGCGTATGCAACATTATCCAGATTATGTACTGCAGAAAGTATACTACTATATCTTATCATCGTACCCAATCTAGTTGTATCTCCAAGTTCAAATAAATCTCCTATCTCTTCAACTATATCTGCTTGAGCCTGAGATAGCGAGTATCCAGTAGTAACTCTCACACTTAAAGTTGGAACTACATCTAAAACCACAGGAGTTACAAATTCATATTTAACCGTTAACATTGATATATCATAGATATATTCTGAAAGAGTATTCTTGAAAGTATCATCTGGAAGCTCCCACTCCTGCAGAATTATACACATCTTCACTTTATTTAGCATCTCATAATCAACAGATTCTCCAGCCGCTTCGGCTTCTTCATTCTCTCCCCAAACATTTACACTAGCCACTCCCGGAAAATTTTCCAATATAGCTACAAAATCATCTCTACTAACTGCTCTTTGGCCAGTTTTAAATACCCTTGGAGCTTCAAATCTAATTTCCTCAATATCCTCTTCATTATCCCCACCTAAAAAAGAACCAGGATTAGTTACAGTAACATCAACAATCTCCCCATCCTCATCATAGATAGTTGAACTTACTTCTGTTATTTTATCAATGTAAGTTACATTTCCATCTAATCCATCAGATTTAACATATTGAATATTGATAGTTGATCCTCTTTCAGGAGCCATTCCATTTATATTATCTCCAAACAAAATAGATACTGTTCCCTCTGGTTCATTTACAACTCTATAATGCTTAGATACATTTATACTAGATATGAAAGAATCAACTTTAGTCCATTCAACTCCATCAATAACAATACGAAGAGTAGGATTAGATAAATCAGCCGAGTTTTCCACAGAAGCATCATTAATCAAATACTCTTGATCTGTTGATCCATCAGAAGTAATATCTATACTAACCAACTCACCCTGAATTCCTTTTACAGTAACTGAAGTTTGACCCTTCTCGATAGCAGCACTCTCATTTACTAAATATTTAACTGCTCCAGTAGTTTTGCATTCAGTATACTTAGGAATATAAACTATTTTATCTGATGCTTCAGATATGCTAAAAGTTAGATTTCCCGTAGCAGATGTTTTCCTCTTGGGTTGATAATTCAAAAGCTGAACGAGATTAACAATACTAGAACGATTCTTAGCAGTTAAAATATAAGACTCCTCTGCTCTTCTTGCAGTGTAAAACATACCAAGATTCATCACAAATGCAAGAAGCTCAATTAGCATCTGCCCTGTACTGGATCTATATATATCCAACCAAGACTCTCTATTTTTTAAGCGATTTTGCAATTGTTGAACTAGTTGATCAAAATCATAATTTACATAACTAACTGGATTAGCCATTTAGATATCTCCTTTTATTGGAGCTTCCCACTTAAACACTTTACTAAATCCTTTAATTCCAAAAATAATTGTAAGAGAAATGCTACTATAATCAGGATCCATCAAGATCTTAACTTGAGAAACTACAACTCTATCATCCCATCTTTCTATTGTATCTTTAATATCTCGTGATACAAAATCCAGCATTGACTCGCTCATGGACTCAAATATAATGTTTTTTAGATTAGAAGCAAACTCAGGAAGCATTACTCTCTCACCTTTATATGTTCTAATAATATTATCAATAGAAGTGAGAACAGATTGAACATTCACAACTCTCTTGAGACTCCCTTCAGAATCTTGTACTAATCTATGATCCAAATCTGACCAAATTTCTTCAACTTTTTCAGCCATCGTATTATACCAAGAAAAATTTATTCAACGTACACATTTCTATCTGGAGGAGAAATAACAGCTCCACAGCCTGCTACTGCTCCTTCAGTTAGTATAAGCTTACCATTATGAAAACTCTTTATAGTAACTGCTGTTATCGAAGTAGTACCATGATTTGTAATAGGACAATAGTGCTGGGCCCCATTTATAGCAACTTCTACTCCACCAACTTTGAAGGTTCCATCCTGATTAGAACTAATAATTGATCCTCCATGACTAGAACTATCACCAAGTAAAGCTATCTTTTTCATTTTATGGATTTATATTAACAGTATTTCCCTGTATTGTTACATTCCCACTAGAATCCATTGTTATATTCGCTCCTGCAGACTGGTTAATTTCAATCTCATCATCTCCCTGAATACTAATCTTTCCACTTTTATCTATTGTTAAAACTGATCCTGCAGGATGAGTAATCTTAATCTCCTCATTTCCAAATTTATCATCTATAGTTATAGTGATACCATTCTTTGTCTTGATAACTTTTGTGCAAGGATAATCTGTATCTCTTTCTTCAGGAAGGCCATATACTCCTGATGGTGCTTCAGCAAAATATACTGGTTGGTTTATATCACCTGCTTCAAAAAAGCACCAAACATGGGAGCTAACTTCCGGGATAGAGAAGAAACCAAATCCATCTCCAGATCCCGTGAATATAGGCATCGCTGGTACTGCCCATGGAAGAGAAGAAGCCTCTATTCCATCAAACGACCCAAATACATTAACTTTTATTCTTCCAAGTTTGCTTGGATCATTATTATCCAAAACTTCTGCTCGATATATTCCATTAAATTTTAATGTACCTTTTATAACTTTCATTTTTTCTGTTTTGGAGCTTCTATTAGTGTAGTATCTATATCTGTATCAATTCCACACCTAGTTAGCAATAAATTTGACATAAATGAAGTGCTGATAACGTGAACAACTCTTTTAACCATCCAATAACCAGAATGCTGATATAAAAAGAATTTTCCCCTTTGAAGAGCTTCATCAAATACAACCTGAACTATATCTCCAGGGGAGATGTTTTCCAATCCCCAGGTTGATATCCACATATGAATGAATTCTGTAGTTCTTTTGTAAAAACTGTTTCTGATCTTCCCTTGGAAATTAGAAGTAAATTCATTGGAACGCCCCAAATTGAGAAGAATTGATCCTTCAGAGGTATTATCATTATCTATTAAAAAATGCTCAGGAAGAGCTGGGCAATCTTCTATAGATACACTATCCTCAATATATTCTCCAGTATCATAATCAAAATACTTAAATTGCTGACTCTTTGCCGCAAATTCACTCATAAACTGTGAGTTATCATATATCATATATTCTGATATGGGATAGAAAACTTCAGCTGCTCCTTCTACTGTTTTAGTTTCATACTGCTTGTGAGCCACTATAAATTTATAGGTAGTTGGAGATAAAAATAGCTCATCTATACTCTTAAACACTAAAACTTTCTCACCTCTTATATTCTTGATGAAACAATAGTACCCACCTTCATTATTGCTTCCTACAAGATTATTCGATAAATACCTAAAC